AAGGGGACGACGCGCGCCTACTCCTGGAAGAAGGAAGAAACCAACCCTTGGAAAGAAAGGCACGAAACGCGGTTCCAGAAATCAGCAGTTGGCTACGCAGGCACGAGTGCTTCGCGAATTGGCTGCAGAAAATCCGGCCATCAAGGGACAGTTGGGAGGCCGTGTCATAAAAGGACGGGGAGCATATGATATCCCTGTCGCTATGCCAGCAGCTGGTGGATCAACTGGATCTTGGGGATCTAGAGTCGGTGGGTGGCTAGGTCAGAAAGCGGGAGGGTGGCTTGGAGGATTGGCAGAAAAGTATCTTATGACATTCCTCGGTGCTGGAGATTATTCCACTGCGACTGCTGGTCAGAATATTGAGACAAATTCTTTGATTGGTGTCGCTGGACCAAATGCTGACCAGATACCACATATGCACCGTGATTTTGAAGGTGTGCGGTGCACTCGCCGCGAATACCTCGGAGCATTGAACGCACATACCGATTTGGTCAAGGGACAGTTGGGACCGATACAGCCTACTAATGCCGTTATGTTTCCTTGGATCTCAACTTTCGCTGGGAATTTCCAGAAGTGGATGCCACTTGGCATAGTTCTTGAGACACAGAGCTACACCAGTATGGCTACCACTTCTGGTGGGCTTGGACAAGTCGGGTTCGCTGTCCTTTATGATGTGTATGCTCCGCTCCCTGTTGATATGAAAGCCCTCCTTAACACTGGAGGGGCGATTGGAGGTAAATGGACCAATGATATGGTCGTGGGAGTTGAGTGTGCAAAGGGGACTAATCCAAATGTCCCTTATTACATCCAGGCACCTGACCAGGCCACACCTCCCGACCAGCATGAGTACGCTATGGGAAGGGTTTGTTACTATGATCAGGGGGCCCCTGATGGAGGATTCCAGTCTGCAGCTGGTCTGTGGATAACATATGACATTCTTCTCCTTGATCCGCGGCAGCCGGGACCCAAGACTCTTGCTATGTCCCACATCCCACTCGATTTCGACGATGAAAACACCCCTCTCAAGCGGTTTGGAGATGAGTCGGCAGAGTACGATGGCATTGGCATCATTGCCATGGACGACCTGACCGTGAAGTTGACTCCTGATCTTGACACATCTGTGGCTTATAAGTTCGAGTTGTTCTTATATTCGGATGGAGCTGAGACTGCCATGGTGCCGGCTAAGTTGGATAACTATGGTGGAGGGTTTTCTGCACTTGACGATTTTACCGGAGATGAGCCTGGTGAGCACACTTCTATTGACACAGAGACCTCGGCTAGTACGTCAAGCTCGGGCTTTTATGCCATAACCTTATTGTATGATGGATCGGGAACTGATCTCTTCCCACCCTACATTTCCTATCAAACGGCAGTGTTTGCGAATCCAAATGGAGGTGACTTCTTCATCCATACAATGCCACTGAATTCGATCCCTGGCGACCAAAAGATCATCCCGCGTACATATAAAGTGCCAAAGCGAAGTAAAATAGTTGGATCCCACAGCTTGTTTCATAGAGAGGAGGTTGATGCGGGAGCCACTCCCAGCTCTGGGGAATGTAGGTGCCCCATTTTGAGGTGTGTCTGCCATTTGAAGAGGCGGTGCCGAGCAGATGAGAAAGCTGTGCCGATTCGTGATCAAGTCTGTGTAGCTTTTGATTTGATGGCGGACGCTTACTTGAAGCATGCAGATAGCGCTTCCAAGTTTGTTTTGGAAACTATGGCAGATCATATCGGCGTATGTGGGGAATCTCATCCAAAGTTGAAGATGGTGCTGAAAACCCACAAATTGCGCCCTGAAGGCAAGGTGGAAACAAAGTTACAAGTCGAGGTTGACTCTGATGAAGAATATGACAAGGTTGTTAGGGCAGCGGCGGTTAAGCGTAGTCAGAGAAAAGTTGACCCTCCCCCGCCTCCCCCCACACCTCCTAGACCTCCTACACCTCCTTTCCGACCAGTTCAAACCTCCACCTTTCATCTTGCTAAATTTCCAGAAATCAAGCCCCCAAAGGTGTCCCTGCTGCATCCGGATGGCTGCGATTGTTTTCATTGCGAGACTCTATCGGGAAATGCAGGTTCTGACACCAACTCTGATGATGTAGGCCATAGAGCGTGGAAGATTATTGGACGTAGAGACATTCCCTCTGTCCCTTTGGGCCTTGCAAATGTTGGGGTACTTAGCGTCGGTACAGACATGGATGATATGGCAGCTCATGCTTATGTCACCCATACTGATAGGACTAAGCCACCAATCGTCAATCCCGCTGGGCTTACAGTAGCAGGCAGTGTTATCAGGGAGATTTACGCTGCACGAAGAGCTGCTCTCTGGAAGCATGACAAGTACGCCCCAATTGCTGTTGAGTATCCTGACGGCAAAGTCATATTTGCCCATCTGTCGGAGGAACTTCCGGCTTGGTGTCAAGGTAGGTATGAGCAGAGTGGGTGGACTTGGCAGCTGATTGATGACATGGTCCGTTTCTCAATTACAGGTGAGAAGCCAATGCTGGAGAGGCCTCGAGACAAGGAGATTGGAAGTGCACACGGTTCTAAAACAGAGACTGATGATCTGATGGCTGCACAAGAATGTCCCAACAATGCGTTGTGCCCCCTGTTAGGTCATTATCACAGAAAGAAGTCTTCTAATATGAAGAAGCCTGATGATGAAAAGAAAGCTAAAGAAAGAAAGAAATCTTCGCCAAAATTCGAACTTTGCCCACGCGCCACTACGCTTGAGTGTGGTGATGGATACCATTGGCATGATTTGGCCCAAGCGGCAAGTGAGCCTCTGTCGGCAAAACAGTATGCTGCACTCGCGAGTATGGTCAATAAAGATTTTCAAAATAGAAGGGATGAAAGAGACTTAAAGGTTGCGAAGTCGGAACCCAAAGTTGGTGCAATTGTGGAAGCGAAAGCAGTGTCGAAAGATAGTTCCCTTTGTGCCAATGGAGGACCGGCGGATGAAATAAAATCAATAAATTTCTATGATGAATGGTTGAAAGAGGTCTCGCGAACTGCAAAGCCCCTGACCAAAAGACAGCTGAGTGTTGTTTTTGTGGCAAACCCATGCCTTTCTTTAAACCTAAAGTACTTGTGCTGCCTCCAGGAGTTCATGATTCAAAACATGATGGTGATGATGGGAAGGAGGTGAAGGAAC